CCCACCTCGACAGATTCGATGACGCCGACCACATCACGGGTGTCGTGATCGACGAGAAGATTGGCCCCGCTGCGCAGGCGCCCCTGGCGCATGGCGGTGGCGTTGATGTCCAGGATCTCGATGCCCCAGTAGCGCTCGTAAGGCGTCTCGCTGGCGAAGGCCAGCGTGGCGGTGCGCGCTTCCTCGTTGATGGCGGCGCGCTCCACCTGCAGGGCGCGCTCGGTGCGGCCCTTGGGCAGGGCGCGCTGGAGGTTGGCTGGCAACTTGCTCATGCGCTGCATGGTGCGGCGCCTGGTGTCAAGTGCGTAAGGCAAGCGGCTTGACAGCGCGCAACTTCAGCGCCCCAGGAAGATCAGGTCTTCTTGCCGCCTGCGGCGCGGCCGGCGCGGGGTGATGGGGATGAAGGGGACATCACGCCAGGGGCGGTCGCTCCAGTAGCTGGGGCGGGCAGGCGCGGGCGCAGGCGCCTGGCCATCCGTGAGCACGCCGAAGGCGGTGAGGCTGATGTGCGCCGAGCCGACCATGACGCCGGGCACGACAGGCGTGCCGGCCTGGCCGAAGTAGTCGCCAAAGTATTGGCCAGCGTATTGGCCCTGCGCGCTCACGACGGGTCAACAGATGTGACGGTGCGCGCGCCCGAGCTGTAGGTGGCCTCCACCCGGTCCACGGTGCCGTCTTGAGACTTGAAGACCATGGTCGAACCCTCCAGGCCGGTGGCGTCGCCCGCGTTGACGGCCAGCAGGATGCGCAGCACGTCGCGCAGCGTGAGGCCGCCCTCGACGGTGCCCAGCAGCGGGTCAGCCGCGGCGCCTGCGCTGTTCAGCAGCTCGCCCATGGAGCCGGGCGTGTTGTAGGCGCTGGCCAGGGCTTGCCAGACTGCCGCCGCTAAATTTTGCGGGCTGAGTTCGGTGAACGGTGTGATGTCGCCGCTCAAATTTCCCGTCGCCCTGACCGTGGCGCTGTTTGAGAACTGGACCAGCGCAGCGCCCACGGCGTCGACGATGGCGCCGAGCGTGGCGTTGTTCACCGTAAACGAGAAGGACGTGCTGCCCGCGGCCGACAGGGCGCCGGCCAGGTTGGCGGCCAGGTCGAACGTGATGGAAGCGTTGCCAACTGCCGAGACGATGAGCTGGCCATCGGCCGGGTTGACGGTGATCGTGACCGCCGCATCGCCGCTGATGTTGACGCCCGCCGCGAGGTTCAGCGTACCCGGCGTGACCGTCACCACCAGATTGGTGAACGACGACATCGCCCCCGGCTTGTACGGCAGCACCCACGACGATGGAGCCAAGTGCCCGCTGGGGACGCCTGCCAGCTTGGACGGAATGCCCTCGCCCACGGACTGGTTCATCCGGTCACCACGCCTCCACATGGAACGGAACGTCCCAGGCGAGCCGCCGATCTGGCGCAACGGAAGCTGCGCCAGGAGCGTGGTGTTTGTCTTGAGAGCCATAAGCTCGATCAGCCCCAGCCGACCTCGACCGCGCCGTAAAAGTTCGTGCTCGCCGCCGTAGCCGCACCCGCGAAGTAGAGCCACGTGAGACAGGCACCGTCCATCACCCGAGGAAGGCTCGGCAGTTGGTTGAGCAGATCCCGCTCAGCAGCGACGGACACGGTGGTCAGCGGCAGCGTCAGCAGCGGCCTAGCCAAGCACAGCGCCCCGGTGCCAGTGTTGGCCGCGCTGAAGGTGACCGTCGCCACGGTAGACACGCCCGTGTCGCCCGATGCCAGGGGTAGGAAGGGGCCGTAGTTGTTCGCTGCGGTGCCTGAGTGAGAGATGTGCCCCACGATGCCGGAAGCCGTCATGGCGACCGTCACCGGAAGCGTCCTGCCTGCTGTTGGCACTGTGTTGCTGTAGCTCAGCGCGATGTTCTGCGCCGTGGCGCCCGCTGCGGCGGTTTGCACCCAGAACAACCTGCACCCGGCCCCGTTGGTGTAGCGCAGGCTGGGCGTGCCCGTCAGGGTTTGTGCCGTGGCCGAGTTGTTCGTGATACCGGGCCAGTAGCCCTGCAAGTCCACCAGCATCAACTGCGCCGGAACGCCTGTCGCCACAGAAGTGAGCGCCGCGACGTTCAGAACGTGCTTGGTGTCTGGGCTGACATTCCCGCCGTGCGGCAGGCCGAAAATCTGCGTGCCGTTGCCGGTGGTTTCGTCGCAGGTTCTCCACGCCAGCGCAGTGCCCGCAAAGGCGTTGGCGACAGGCGTTCCGGCCAAACCGCTGAAGTCATACCACCGTCCCGCCGTGTAGGCTGAACCGCCCGTGATCTTGTTCCAGTCGGCGCGGTTGAACTTGCCGCTTGTGATCTCGTTGACGAGATCGTCCATTGAACTGAATGGCATGGTGATTCCTTACGGTGTCCAGATGAATTGCGCCTGCCCCACCATCGGCAACAAGCCGCTTGTCTGGGTGGATATGTTGTAGATGTAATTGAGAAACGCGCCGTCCAAAATGCGCGGCAACGCCGCCTGTTCGCGTAAGAAGTTCTTCTCGACAGTTGACGACAACTCGTTGGCGGACATCGTGAACAGCGGCTTAGCCAACAGCATCACGCCGAACCCGCCCACGCCTGCCGCAAGCTGCACAGACTGCACAGACCGCACGCCCCTGTCACCATCGGCCAGCGGGAAGAACGGCCCTGCAGAGCCCCCGGAGGTGCTGATCATGTTGGGTCCAATGACACCAATGCCGCCCGAGGCTCTGTACGCTGTCGTAATGGTCTTGGCAACGCCGTCTTGGTTGGTGTAGTTGATGGTGATGTTCGTGGCAGTGCTTGTTCCAGGCGTTTGCATCATCATCAGCATCCGCACACCCTTGCCGTCTGTGTATCGCGGCAAGGTCACATCGTTGGTCAAGTCTTGCTGGTCGGTGTTGTCCAGGTCGATGTACGGGTAAAACATCAAATAGTCGAGAAAGTAGACCGAAGGCAGAAAGCCCGTGGTGCCGCCATGCGTCAACGACATACTGAGCAGATACCGCTCCGTGCTGATGCCGGGGCCGACATAGATGCTGTTGTTGCGCTGGCCGATGAGTTGCGTGGCCTCAAGCGCGGTGCCAACGTATGCGTTGTAAGACGGGATGCCGCTGGCGACGCTGAAATCACCAAACGGGTTGGTCCCGAAACTACCGTAAACCGATGTGCGGATGAAATGCTGGATGTGATGCCGCCCTTGCTCGACGGCAGCAGCCACCTCGGCAACGGACCTAAACGGCATCAGGGTTCTCCAGCGGGGCCCACTCCACCTCGTCGGGTGACCACTCCACGCCCCCGTCGGGATGTTCTAAGCACGCCGACAGCTCGGTGTCTGTCAGCGTCAGCAGCTCACGGCAGTGGGCGCAGCGGTAAACCACATCAGTCCACCGTGGCGGTCAGTGCACCGGCCGCGAACTGCGGCTGGATGCCGTTGCTGATTGACAGGCTGGCGTTGAGCGCACCCTTCAGCAGCAGGTTGCCTGCGCCTGTGCTGTCCGTGCCGATGCCGAAGTGCGTGGCCGTGGCGGTGCCGCCCGTGGCCTGGGGGAACTGGACCAGGGCGGTGTTGCTGATGGTGGACACGCTGCGCGTCCAGCCGCCTGCCGTGCGCGCCACCGCCACCCGTGCGTATCCGGTGTAGGCCACCTCGCTGGTGGCCTGGGTGCCGCTTTCGCCGGGGTCAGCCGTGTGCAGGCTGATGTGGAACGAGCCTGCAGCAGCGGAGTTCTGCAGGCCTGCAGCGTCGCCGATGTTGGCCCAGTCAGTGTTGAGAAACAAGAGGTCGAGGAGTGCCGCTTCGGCGGCGTTGGTCATAGACATGGTTCAGGCCTTTCAGGTGGGTTCTTGCAGCGCCCGCATGCGGGCCCGGTGCTCGGCTTCTTCGCGCGCATCTGCGCGGGAGCGGAAATACAGGTTCACCACGAAGCCGGCCAGGCCGAGCACGATGCCGGCCAGCACTGCGGCCTCTGAGCTGACCAGCCAGCCACCGAGCGTGACGCTGGCGCCGCCGTAGGTGGTTTTGGAGGCGGCGCTGGCGATGGTGGCGTCAACAGTTTGCTGGGCGACGTGTTGTTTCATGTCCATGGGCGGCCTCAGCGCTCGTAGGTGGTGACGGTGCGGGTGATCTCGTCGTTCTCGTCACGCTCCACGGTCTGCACGCTGCGGGTGGGGTGGCTGTCCACCACGGTGACGGCGGCGGGCTCGACCTGGTTGATGACGGTGATGGCCGGGGCCTCAGCTCGCACGGTGGGCATGACGGCCTCGATGTGCACCTGGGGCTCAGGCGTTTCGATGTGCGCTTCGAGCTGCACGTCAGGCTGGCGGATGGTGATGGGGGCGTTGACCACCACCTGGCTTGCGGGTTGCTCCAGGCGCACGTCAATGCGCTGGGGGGCGCGCTCTTGCACGGCGTGCAGCGCACGGGCCAGCACTTCCACCATGGCGGCCTCGGGTGCGGCGCGGCCGGCGGCGGGTTCAGCAGCCGGGGCCGCGGCGCCTGGTGCGCCTGGTGCCCCTGGTGCGTTTGCGCCGGGCGTGGCGTCATAGGCCGTCAGGCGCACGCCGTATTCGGCGGCCAGGTCTTGCGCGGCCTTGATGGCGGCCAGGGTGTCGTCGAAGTCGTACCCCATGGCGGCGCTGAGGTCTTGCGGGCTCATCAGGCCGGCCTTGACCTTGAGGATGTTGGCCTCGGTGTCGGCCTTGGGGTCCACCCAGTCCCACCGGCGGGGCTGCCACTGGTGGGCGCGGAACTTGTCGAGCTTGGCGGCGGGCAAGGCGCTGCCGTTGGGCATGAGGATCAGGCCCTTGAGCAGGCACCACTGCAGCCAGGCCTGGTAGACGGGTTCGAGGAAGGCGGCGATGAACCATTCCTGGTCAGCGGCCCAGCGGTCACGCTCTTCCAGCGTGCCGCTGCGGATGCTGCTGAAGTTCACGCCTTCCAGGTCATTGGCCAGGCTGTGGTACGCGATGCCCCAGCCGGAGGCGATGCGCTGCAGGTGGTGCTTGACGAAGGGGCCCACCACCTGGTCTGGGTACCGGCTTTCGTGCGCCTGGAAGGTGACGCCGGGGGGCAGCACGTCATAGGTGCCGGGCTGGCTGACGGTGATGGATTCGCCCTCACCTTCCACGGCGCCGATGGGGCTTTGGCCGTCAGGCGTCTGGAAGAAGCCGAAGTGGTTGGCGCCGTTTTCGGCGGCCAGCAGCGTGGCCAGGCTGAACTTGCCCAGGTGGTGCAGGCTGACAACGCCGGGCGCCATCCAGGGCACGCCGCGGGCTTGCTCGGGGCGCTCTACGCGCAGCACGTGCAGCACTTCACCGATGGGCAGGCGCAGGCGCTGGCGGTTGCTGCCGTGGCCGTCATTGGGGTGGCCGGCGAAGACATAGACGGCCACGGGGCGGCGGTAGCTGTCCACCTCCACGCCCATGATGATGGCGTTGCGGCCCGGCGTGGCGGCGATGTTGTAGAGGGTGTCAATGCGATCGACATCGATGGCCTGCAGGGCGAAGCCGAAGCGGTTGCCAGCTTCCGGGCCGCGCACCAGGCGCACGAGGAATTCGCCATCGGTGGGGAGCTGGCCCACCAGGGTTTCGCACAGATCCCGCAGGCTTTGCCGGCCGGTGACATCGCACTGCGCGCCCCATTCGGCCCAGGCGGATTCGATGGCCTGGTTGGCCAGGCGGTCGGGCCGGTTGGGGCCGTCTTGCACGCGGGCCTGCAGGCGGATGCCGCCGGGGCCCACGATGTTGGCCTGCACCATCAGGCGGAACTTGCGGGCGTAGTCGTTGTTGTTGATGAGCTGGCGGCAGCGGGCGCGCAGGCGGTCCAGGTCTGTGCGCAGCTCTTCGTTGATGCTGTTGGTGGTGCTGATCCAGTCAGCGGTGAGGCGGTCAATCCGCGCGCCCTCGAAGCGGCGTTTCTGCACGCGGGCGGCCGGTGCGATGCGCTGGGCCAGCCACTGGCGGGTGCTGCTGAGGAAGTTGCTCATCCGAACCTCACGTAGACGCGGCGGCTGTCAGGCAGGCCAGCGGCCACGGCGGCGGCGGCGTCTTCGCGCTT